TTGGGTGTATTTAAAAACGAATCCATTAGGATTAAATGCAGTTGCTTACAAAGGACATGAAGATCCACCCGAAATTATGAATTTTATAACTCAACATATTGACCACGATAAAATATATCGTCAATCTTTAACAAAAAAAATACAAATGTTCTATGATTGTTTGGATTGGGGAAAACCCGTAGATGAAGAACAAAGTATAGAAAGATTTTTTTGATTTTAAGAAATAACTTTGATATATATGTATATATCATATTAATAACAAGGAGAAATAATAAATGAACAAATATAAATTAACTCGATTCATTGATAAGTACCATTTAAGTGGTAATGTTAATGCTGTAGTTATCAATAGTAAAGGAGACAGTTTAATGACTCGTTTCATGACTGGAGATAAAGCACTACTCGGTGAATTAAAAATGAAGAATTGGACATTCCAAGATGCTGAATTAGGAGTTTATGATACAGAACAACTTAGTAGATTATTAGGTGTTTTGGATGATGATGTAACTCTTAATTTAACACAGGCAGGTGATAAAGCAATCGCAGTTGAGATTTCTGATGCACTATCTAAAGTCAACTTTATGTTGTCGGATAAATCAGTTATCAATCAACCACCACCACTAAAAAAGCTTCCTGAATTCCAGGTAGAGATCAAGGTGGATTCCAATTTCATTAAGAGGTTCATTAGTGGTAAATCTGCATTACCAGATACAGATACCTTCACGGTAATTACTGACGATGGTGGAGTTAGACTTGTAATAGGTTATTCTGCAATCAATACAAACAGAGTTACAATTCCAGTTGAAACTACAGCATCATCAAGTATAGAAAATGTGTCATTTAATGCAAATCTATTCAAAGATGTATTAGTGGCAAACAAGGAATGTGAAAGTGCAACACTATATGTTAGTGAGCAAGGATTGTCAAAAATCAATTTTAAGGTTGATGATTATGATGCCACTTACTTTCTTGTGGCCGTTCAAGATGTAGACTAAATCAGAGTAGTGTACTTACCTTACTTTAATAAGTTCCTTTATCAGGTTCCTTATCTTTATATTGACGAGAAAGAATGGACTTTCATTAAAGATACATTCGAGAAGGATGATGTAAAGGAAAGTCTGGCAAAAGTCGCCATGACTTATCCACCACCATATCAAGAGATAAGTCAAAATGAATGTAGAAAGGACTTTGGTAAACTGAAGGGCACTTGGGTTCATGATTTACTACAAGAAGGTGAATGGTTTGCTAGAGCTGAGAACGGATATGAGTGGCCTTTAACTTACAAAGGCTCACAGCGATATATCAAGAGAAACAATACAGGTAATAAATCATCTAATTTCTTTCAACAAGAAAACAGATGGTCAGTAGATGGAACTATTTCACCAGGTCCTTTACGGACTTGGAGTGAGTTGAAGTTTATGACTTCACTAATGGGTGCAGCCTATACATTGAAGATGGAGAAGATTGATAAGTCGGTATTGAGAACTATGTTAGGGTTGAGAAAATACATTTGTAGTCAGTTCAAACCAAACGCGGCTAAGGCTCTGTATGATTATTTCGATGTAAAGAATGTATTGGATTTCTCTGCAGGTTGGGGTGATAGGTTGGCTGGGTTTTATGCCAGTATGAATACCGAACTATATGTTGGTATTGATCCTCGTAAGGAGAATCATCCCATCTATGAAGAACAAGCCCGATATTATGATAAACATTTGACTTTCTTCGAAACACCAAAGAAAACTGTATTTCATTGTGATGCCGCCGAGGACTTTGATTTTGACCAATATGAAGATACGTTTGATATTATCTTTACATCACCACCTTATTTTAATGTAGAGAGATATAGTTATGATGATACACAAAGTTGGGTAAGGTATAAAGACATAGACCAGTGGAACGTGAACTTCCTACAGAGTTCAATAGAAAATATGTGGATATCTTTACGTAGTGGTGGAAAGTTATGTGTGAATATTTCTGATGTGAATGCCAGTAGTCAAGGTAAGAAGAAGAAAGGGTGGTTGTCAATATGTGATCCAATGAATGAATTTATAGATACATTTAAAGATTCTGATTATCTTGGGTGTATAGGTATGGAGATGGCAGCTAGACCTAACTCATTAGGTGCCGGCACAGGTGTCGAGTCAGGTGAGAGTAATAGAGAGCCTGAAATGATAAAAAGGTTCGATGGTAAATTTTGTGAACCTGTTTGGATATGGGAAAAAAAGTAGAGAATCTGGTTGGGTATGGAAAAAAACGGCGAATATTTAGTTTTTGATGACTTAAAAATAAAATCTATTGACTGGTATACAGATGGAAAGCATGATTGTAGTTTGGGTGTAATAGATGGAGAACATTCTTATAATCATGGTGATGGACAACTTTGGCAAAAATATACTTTGATAAATGGAGAACCACATGGTGAGTGGAAAATATATCATTCAAATGGTGAGTTGAATATTTATCGAAAATTTAACAACGGTAAGAGAGTTGGTGAATGGAAAATGTTTCATGATAATGGTGAAATGTGGAATACCGAAAAATATAAAAATAATAAAAAAGAGGGATACCATAAAAAGGTAAGAATTGGTGGAATTGTAGAGAGTGAAGGTAACTATAAAAACAATGAAAAGGTCGGTGAATGGGTTTATTATTATGATAATGGTAAAAAAGAATATCAAGGTAATTATGAAAATGATAAAAAAGTTGGGAAGTGGTTTAAGTTTAATGAGGATACTGAAAAAAAATCTGGTGAATTAAATTATGTAAATGGTAAATATATTGAGTTAAATGACAATGGTTTAATTATTCTTGATGGACAATATAAAAATAATAAAAAAATAGGTAAATGGGTTTATACTAACGATAATGGAAGTGTGGGTAAAGAAGAAAATTACAAAAATGATGAATTAAATGGTAAAGTGAAGGAATGGCACCCAGATGGTAAGATGTGGAAAAATTATAGATATAAAGATGGAAAATTACACGGTGAGTGTACAGAATATAATTCGTTAGGAAATTTATCGAGTGTTAAACATTGGTTATTAGGAACTAAAAATAAAAAATGGTGGGATTATTATCCAAACGGATCAACTAAAGAAACTGTCATATATAAGATGGGGATCTTGAATGGAAAGTCAATGAAATTTCATCCAAATGGTAAGGTTTTTGAAGATAAATTTTATAAGAATAATAAATTGAATGGAGAATATGTAGAATATTATATACAAGGTAAAACACGAACACAAGGCGTAATGGTAGATGATAAGAAGGAAGGTAAATGGATTATTTTTTATAAAGAAGGTCCTAAAAGGGGTAATTTAGTATATGTTAATGGAAAACGACATGATAAATGGATTTATTATCATCCAAGCGGAGAAGTTCTTGCACATGAAGAATATGACAATGGAAAAAAAATAGGACATTGGATATCTTGGCATAAAAATGGTAAACATTGGTCAGAAGAAAATTATGTAAATGGAAAAAAACATGGTGTTTTTAAGAGGTGGAGATATGATGAAGTACCAGAATATATAGGACAATATCAAGATAATAATAAAGTTGGTAAGTGGATATATTGTTATGATAATGGACAAAAAGAATATCAAGGTAATTATAAAAATGGTAAAAGAGTTGGGAAGTGGTTTAAATTTGATGAAGATACTGGAAAAAAATCTGGTGAATTAAATTATGTAGATGGTAAGTTAGATGGTGAATATTTTGGGTTAGATAATGATGGTATAATTATTCTTAAAGGTCAATATAAAAATGATAAAAAAGTAGGAACTTGGAAATCTTGGCATGATGATGAAATAGTAGGAAAGGAAGAAAATTATAAAAATGGCAAGTTAGATGGTAAAGTAAAATTTTGGCATTCAGATGGTATTCTTTGGAAGTCTTTATATTATAAAGATGGTTTGCAGTCAGATAAGTCAAGTATTTATCATGGAGATGGTGCAATATTTGAAACGGGGAAATTGGAAAAAGGCCAGAAGATTGGGAAATGGACTCAGTATTATTCTCAAGGTTCTCTAAAATCAACCGGATTTTATAATGAAAATAAAAAGGATAAAGAATGGACATCATTTTATCCTTCTGAATATAATCCTAGTTATCCGGATAAAAAAATAAAATCTAAAGTGTTATATAAAAATGGAAAAATGAATGGAAACTATATAGAGTACCATCTTAATGGACAAAAAAAATCAGAAGGAATGATGTTTTTATCTGCTATGAATGGTAAGTGGACATTCTGGTATCACAATGGAAAAAAAGAATTAGAATTTAATTTAGACTTAGGAAACCCAGTTGGTAGTGCAAAAATATATCATGATAATGGTGTGTTAAAGGAAAAGATACGTTTTTAAAGATGAAATATAAAAAAGTTTCAAACAATGAAAATGTAATAGAGATTGGTGGAAAGGTAGTGCTGTCATTCGATCCAAGGTATAAAGAATATCTGAAATGGAGAGATGAAAATCCAGACTTAGAGTTGAAATTGATAAACGAGTTGGAACTTGAAATAGAAAATAGAAAGTTATATAATCTTGGTGCACCACACGAAAACGGTGATATTCGGGAATGGTATCATAAGAATGGACAATTAAATTTGATTTGTGAAATGAAGAATAATAAAAAAGATGGTGTAGAAAGGGGATTTTATGATACTGGAGAATTGAGGTCTGTTGTTCATTATAAAAATGGTAAAAAACATGGAAAATTGAAATTTTATCATCAATACAAAGGTTTGTTCGTTAAGAAGAATAAAGTTCAAACTTGGAAAGATGGTAAACTTCATGGAGAATATATTGATTATCATTTAAATAATAACGAAAGAGCAAGAGGTAATATGTTATATGGTATGATGGAAGGTAACTGGACATTTTGGTATCACAATGGAAAAAAAGAATTAGAATGTGAGTTTGACTTTGGAAATCCAGTTGGTAGTGCAAAAATATATCATGATAATGGTGTGTTAAAAAAAGAAGTAAGTTTTTGAAAATGATTCCAATAAAGTTATGGTTGAAAAATGATATTATAGATTTTAACGGAGATAGATATCAATCAGTAGGGAAATGGGATACATATAGTGAAGGAGCAGAAGGGGAAGTTGATATTTCTACAAAAGATAGATATTATTTTACAGGAAAATTTTGTAGGTTTTTGGGAAGTAAAGATAAGGATTATGGGTATAAAATTTTTACAAGTGAATTAGATATAAAGCTTTTGTTTGATATACAGAATATATTGTCTAATGGTGGATTTGCTCCACATCCATATGAAATTATGAAGTGTTGTGATGATCCCCAAGAATATTTTGCAATAAAAATGGATAATATTAGAGGAATTCATGTTCAACCAGATAAAAAATGGATAAATAGTTTGGTGGATTTTTGTAATGAAAATAAAATTTATAGACATAAATCAGCTATTGCAAAAAAACGAGGATGGAGAGCAACTATTGAAGAAGAATGTGTTCCTAAAAATTGTATAAAAACAGATGATGGTAAAATTTATTTAGTAGATATAGATCAAAGATATAGATATGAAAAAAGTTTTAGTTACGTTAGCAAATAAAGATTATATAAATCATGCAAAAAGCCTATTCACGAATGTACGAGAAGAAGGAGAATGGGATGGTGATTTAGTATTGATGGTGCCCGAGGAAGATAAAGAATTTGTGGATGTTGATTTATTCAATTATAATGATGTTCAAATACTTTTTTTACCTAATCTCGAAAAAGGAAAATATCCATTAGATTTAAACACTACTTTAGATGTAAAATTTCATCCAATAAATTGTTATAAAATTCATCTATTTGGTAATGATTATTTTAAACAATGGGATTGGATTTTCTATACTGATCTTGATGTGTGGTATTTCAATAAAATAGATTTTGATTTAGATAATAAACGAAAAGATATTTTATACGCAAATACTTGTAATGATATATCACTTCAATACCAATTTGTATGGCGAGAAGAAATGATAGAACAATTAAATGTATCAGATAAAAAGAAATTGGAAGAATTAAAAGATTATCTTGGATGGAATGAACCAGCCATACAGGGTTGTTTTTTATTATTAAATAAACAATTTATAAGAAACGATATATTTAAAAAATATAAAGAAGTTCATGATAAATACTATAAGTTAGCGGTTTGGAGTCAGGGATTTTGGAGTTTATTATTTTATGGCAAATGGGAAATACTCGGTGATAAATTTAAAACAATTTATGAAATAGGTTATAATAAAACGGGAGAAGAATATAATAGAATAGGTGATACTATAAAAGATAATATTGATTATAAAAATGATGGAGTTATAGCTCAGCATTTTTCTCAATATTTTCCACAATACTCACCAAATAATTTAAGATTTTATCCACTTTATTTAAATAATCGAGTTAAGTTTGAAAATAAGTATTTGAGAAATAAATTATTGAAAATACTGAAATCAAATAATATCGATATAGAAGTATTGAAAAAGAATAATGTTTATTTAATGGGAGGATCCATTTTAAGATTATTTATGAATTTACCATTAAATACTGATTTGGATTTTTATTTTGTGGACGATAAAAGTTTTAAAAATGTAGATGATTATTTTAGAAAGAATTTTAAATTTTTACACAAAACACCATTATTTATAAACTATGAGGTTAATAATTTAACTGTATCACTTGTTTATGATAAAAAATTGTTAGGTACTTATGAAAATTTAAATAAGAGTTATTCTGATTTTACAATATCCGCTGGATGTTTTGATTTTGGAACAGAAACTTTTAAATATCCAGAAACATATTTTGAGGACATAGAAAATAAAAGATTGATTCCTAATAGTGATTTAAACAATCAATTTCCTGCAAATCTTCTCAAGAGAATTAATAAATTTAAAGTAATGGGATTTACAGTTGATGGTGAATTGGTAGATGAAACCAAAAAAAGACCGATAGTAATTGATAAGTTTCAACAGAGAGTAATAAAAAAGAGTTGGTTACGAAATGAAGATGTTTATCCGATTGTTCCTAATATTGATGTATTTGTTAATTGGTTAATGGATATACAACATCATAAATATTTTGATAAATTTAATTATTATTTAACTGGTGGTTTCATATCCTGGCCAGAGAAAACAAAGGATATTGATATTATTATTACAAAACGAGATGGACAACAGACTACATTAAAAGAACTTGAACAGCTGATGGTAGATATGTTTGATTTAGCATATGATACTCACAAATTTTATCTTGATACTTTATATATGAGAACTCCACAATGGATAGCAGATTATCCGAGAAACAGAGAAATTTTAAAGTCAGTAGAAAAAAAACAATTATATATTAACTGGCCAACAAAATATGAAGATACAGGAATAGTTTGTAAGTATAGAAGATATGGATTACTAAATTGTGCATATACAGGCAGTTTTACTTTACGTGGTATAGAACCATCGAGTTTAGTAGAGAGGTGGATAGATTTAGATTCAGAGTATGCAAGATGGGTAGATTTACGAAAAATTATAAAATATTATGAGAATAACAATAAAAGAAATATAGAAGATTTTTTAAATGAGTTTCAAGAATATTCAGGATATTAGGAGAAAAAATGTTTATTTTTTATGGATGTAGTTTTACTTACGGACAAGGACTTCAGTATTATTGGTTAGTTGAGAATACTAATAATGAATGGAAAGATATGGATAAATTTGAAGCGTCAGAAATACAACAAGAATTATTACCATTTGGTGCAGAACAATATAGAATACAACACTCATATCCACATTTGGTATCCAAACATTTTGGGGTTAATTATTTCAATAGTGCAATAAATAATGGTGGGGCCAATGAAGGAATGTGGAGTAAATTAATGAAAATGGATAACTTTTGCAGTCACGAACATACAGATTATCATATTATACAATTTACAAACCCTGCTAGAGATTTAGATCATGATGAATATACAAATGACTTAGACACACTGAAAAGAAGTGTATATGATTTATGTTATCACCAAATTGAACGGATGAAAAAAGAGATAGACGTATATGGTCCAGATTCTAAATGGTTAGGACTTTCTTGGTATGATGAGATGGGGGAGATTTTAAAGGAAAAATATCCTGATAATTTTATTCCTATTATCTATAAGGATAAAGAGTATGTTTCATTTCAAGATTTAAACGAATTGACTATTAATCATCAACATCCTGAAAGTGCTGATAGACATTTTAGTGATTACGGACATTCGGTAATAGGTGATTCAATAATAAAAAAAATAGAACAATCGCCACCAACAAAAATTATAAAGATAGGAGATAAAAATGATTAGTTTTATTATACCCTTTTCTACAATAGAAAAAGATAAGTTTTTAAATATAAATGAGGGATTTGAGTATTCTGATACGTCAAATGTGATAGATGCTACAACAAAAACAATTAAAAATATTAATTCACTTAAATGTGAAAAAGAAATTTTATTAGTAGATAATAGTCATACTTGGCCAGAAGTAGATTTACCAAATGTTAAGGTAATTAAAGGATGGCAAGCATTACCACTTGAAGAACTTGAAAAGATTCCTGAATTTATGAATCATAGAGATATACAATTGAGTTTAGACAATTTTGGAAATGATACTATGTGGGCATCCATGGCATTTCATTTGGGAATACAAGAAGCAAAAGGTGAGTATGTTGTGTTACAACATAACGATACTTTTTATCATCAAGATTGTATAGATGAAATGATTAAACAAATGGAAGAAGAAGATTTAGAATATATTTCAGTTGATAATAAAAAGATATGGATTTCAACTTATCTATTGAATAAAGATTTTTTAGATAGATATATTAAAGAATATTCACAACAACCAGTTACATTACGACCTGAACACGGTGGATATGTAAAAACGAAAAAGATTGGATTCGCAGATGCGTATTTTTTCCTGTGTAAGAGAAAATTCTTTGATACTTATAATGTAGACTGGTACTATGGTGATACCAATCACGGTGCAACTGCCTATTGTCTTTATAATAATTTAAAATATCTTCATTTAGGTCCTTATTATGATAATCCAAATTGGGAAACGGAAGATACGTTACATACATATTACTACAAGGATGAGCCATTTCTAACTCACCTCAAAGGTGGTTTTTCAGAAAATAAAATGTCATCAAAAGATTTTGAAGAAGAATTTAATACATATTTACAGGAATTAACAAATGCAAAATGAACATACTCTATGGGTAGAAAAATACCGGCCCTCCAATCTTGATACTTACATTGGTAATGACCAATTAAAAAGTAAAGTCAAGGTTTATTTGGATAGTGGAGACTTACCACATCTTTTACTGTTTGGGAAGGCAGGTACAGGTAAGACCACTCTTGCAAAACTACTCGTTAATAATATAGAATGTGATTATTTGTATATTAACGCATCGGATGAAAACAATGTAGAAACCGTGAGGACAAAGGTTAAGAGTTTTGCATCTACAATGGGGTTCAAGGATTACAAGGTCATCATACTGGACGAGTGTGATTATATCACACCTAACGCACAGGCCGCACTTCGTAACCTAATGGAAACATTCAGTAAACATTGTAGATTTGTTTTAACTTGTAATTTCGTAGAGAGAATAATTGACCCGATACAATCTCGGTGTCAGACATTCCAGGTCATTCCACCAAATAAGAAAGAGGTGGCTGTTCATTTGAGTAATATTCTAAAACAAGAAGGAATTGAATCAGAATTATCTGATATTGGATTGTTAGTGAATAGTGGTTATCCTGATATAAGACGAGTTATAAATTCTGCACAACGACAATGTATTGATGGTAAATTGGTCATTGATAAACAGAGTATTGTAGAGAATGATTATAAATTAAAGTTGTTAAAGATATTAGAAACCCAAGATAGAAAAAGTGCATTTAATAACACTCGTCAGTTGATGGCAGATGCAAAGGTTACAGATTTTGCAGATTTATTTCGACTTCTATATGATGAAGTTGATACTTATGGTAAAGGGCATATCGCCACCTGTATCTTGGTTATAGCAAAATATGAATTAAGTGATGCCCAAGTGGTTGATAAGGAAATCAATGCAATGGCAATGATAATAGAAATATTACAAATAATAAAATAAAGGAGTAGTAATGTATTACGAAACACAGGTTGTATTTACTGAGGAAATCGATACTAAAAATGGAGTTAAGGAAAAGAAAGTCCGACGCAACTATTTAGTAGAATGTGATTCAGTATCAGTAGCAGAAGCTAAGGTAATTGAATTTCTAAAGGATTCAGCATTTTTCTTTGAAGTAAAAGTAGCAAAGGAATCTAAGATAGTTGACGTAGTAGAGTCATCATGAATGAAAAATATTGGGGTGAAAAGAAACCACCTACTAAAAAAGATGCACAACCAAATGGTGGTAAACCAGAAAAACATATATCAGTTCACGAGAATAAGATTTATTATTATTCTAATGTAAACAGAGAAAGTGCAGTAGAATTAAATAAAAAGATAGGTGAGATAGAATCAAAAAGTTTGACATTAGCAAATACTTTAGATATAGATCCACCTGTACTTAAAATATTGATAAATTCAGGTGGTGGTTCAATCACCGCAGGTATTTCATCTATGGATACGATATTGAGATGTAAAGTTCCAGTTCACACTTATGTAGATGGTTTTGCGGCAAGTGCAGCCACATTTCTTTCAATAGTTGGTAATTATAGATTTATGAGTAGAAATTCTTATATGTTGATACATCAACTATCAAGTAATTTTTGGGGAACATACGCTAATTTTGAGGATGAGAAACAGAATCTTGATTTAATGATGAAAACCATTAAAGATGTGTATAAAAAATATACTAAAGTTCCAATGAAGAAACTTGATGAAATATTAAAACATGATTTATTATGGGATGCAGAAACCTGTAAAACTTTGGGATTGGTTGATGAAATTATTTAATGAATTCTGATGATAAATTATATTGTTCTATTGCAATGGGTGGATGGGCTGAGATAGGTCATACTGGAGAACCAGAAAGTAGTCCAAATGTAAATGGTGATGTTTATCCTTGTTGTCCTGGTTGGTTGAAAGATGATACTAATCTAGCAGGATATGATTTTGGAAATCTTTATACAGATAAATGGGAAGATATTTGGAATGGTGAAAAGGCCCAAGAGTTCAGAAAATCTATTTTAGATGGTTCATTCAAATATTGTAATGAAAATTTATGTCCACATTTACAAAATGTACATAGTAAACCGAATGTAGGTTCTATTGAATCAGCTCCAGCAGTTAGAAAAATGAAAGATATAGAATTATTATATGAGGAAAGGGGAGAACAACACCGAGATATAATAGAAAAACAATTAACAGAATTACCTTTGGCTCCAGATGTTGTAAAAATGGATTATGATAGAAGTTGTAATTTATCTTGTCCATCTTGTAGAATTGAATTAATAACACCAAGAGGAAAAGAATTTGAGTTAATTGAAAAAATACAAAATTCTGTGATTAAAGTAATTCAAGAAGGAACGAGAAAATTATTTATTACTGGAACAGGAGATCCGTTTGGTAGTGCAACATTGAGAAAATTTTTATTAAATTTTAAGAAAAAAGATTTTCCAAGTATAAAAAGTATTAGACTTCATACCAATGGAACAAAGTGGACAAAGGAAATATGGAATAAGATGTCCGACATTCACGGATTAGTTACAGATGCAGAAATATCTATTGATGCAGCAACTAAAAAAACTTATGAGAAAGTTAGGATAGGTGGAGATTGGGATCAATTGATGGAAAATTTAAAATTTATTCCAAAAGAAGTTCCCTGGTTTGGAATAAGTATGGTAGTTCAAGATACAAATTATAAAGAGATACCACAATTTATAAAATTAAGAGATAAATTAGTAAAAGAAAGTGGAAATAAAAGTATCTATGTTTATTTTGCTAAGATTACTAATTGGGGAATTTTTACAGATAAAGAATATAAAAAGAAGGCAGTTTGGAAGGAGAATCATCCAGATTATAATGATTTAGTGAGAATATTAAATGAGAATGTTAAAAAGTCGTATTGGCAAGATAGATTTATGGGAACTAATATGACAGATTTATTAGAGGATTAATATGAGAGTTTTAGTTATAGGAGATAGTTGTCAAGATATATTTGTCTATGGTGATATAGAAAGAATTAGTCCCGAAGCACCAGTCCCAGTTTTTAAACCAACACATACAGAAAAAAATGATGGTATGGCAAAAAATGTTGCAAATAATATTGAGTCATTAGATATGCATATTTATACCATAACGAATGGAAATAGTATTATAAAGAAAAGATATGTAGAAAACCGTTCAGGTCAAATGGTATTAAGGGTTGATGAACACGATTATTGTGATAGAATAAAAATAAAAAAATTACAAGGTATAACAAATAATAAATTTACATCTTATAGTTTGACTGGTAATGTAAATAAGATTGATGCAATTATTATTTCAGATTATTGTAAAGGGTTTTTAGAAGAAAGTGATATAGAACATATTTGTAAATACAATAAAAATGTATTTGTGGATACCAAAAAGAAACTTGGTAATTGGATTAAAGATGCAGATTACATTAAGATAAATGAATTAGAATATAAAAAGAATCATGAATTACTGTCAGACGATGGATTCAAGGAAAAACTTATTGTTACATTAGGTAGTAAAGGATGTAGATATAAAGATAAGGTATTTAATGTAGAAGAAGTTCCTGTAAAGGATGTGAGTGGAGCAGGTGATACATTTCTTGCTGGATTAGTCCGTGGTTATTTAGATACAAACAATATAGAAAGTGCAATAGAATTTGCACAAAAATGTACAACACACGTGGTACAAAAACACGGTGTTGCAACAGTTACATTAAAGGAGTTAGAAAATGGCTAAAAGAAAACTTCCCCAACAACCACAAACAGAAGTTCAAGTGGATTTGAAAAAGGCAGAGACTATAAAATGTGATGATTGTGGGAATTATTTATTTATCACAGCTCATGTGATTAAGAGAATTTCACCAATAATGTCACCAACGGGACAAGAAGCACTTGTACCAGTTCAAGTTTATAGTTGTGGTAATTGTGGAAAAGTTCCGAAGATGTTTTTAGAGGGGAGTGGATTGGGTTTAGATGAAGAAATCAATAAACCAAAAGAAGATTCACTTTCACGACCAGATTTAATGGGATAATGTTAGAGTCTATATCATTAGATATTGCAAATTATTGGGCATCAAATGATTTTTTAACAGAGAGTAATAAAAATTGTGGAAATCTTGTTGCATTTGATTGGAGAAAAGATTATTTAACTGAAATAAATACTAATATTGATTTAAGTTATTTAGAAGTTGAAAATTTTGAATTTGATATTTTTGTAGAGTTTTTAAAAAAGAATAATTTTACTTTTATATTGGGTTTGAGAAATGTTGAATTCGAATATAATCCATCGCCAGAATGGACAGATAAATTAAAAGAAACATTAAAGTTTAATGGGATTGAATATGATGAATATATTATAGGCCGATATCCAACACCAATTCCTCAGTTTGATATTCCAGAGAATGTTTTTATTTTGAGATATTCTTTTGATCCAAATAATAAAATAGATAACTTTGCATCAACTCCGTCTCTATTTAAAGATTTTATGGAAAATAGTTGGAAAAGATATTATAAGGATACTTATTGGATGAAAGATATTTTGAGTAAAGATAAAACAAGAGTTATTGTTTTATGTAGCGATATAGAAAATTTGATTTTAAAGGAGGGTTTTGATAAATGAAAGATAAACTTTATCTTAATCCGAAATTAGAAGTTAGAAAATCTTCCATACAGGGATATGGTGTTTTCGCGAAAGAGGATATAAAAAAGGGAGAATTACTGGAAGAATGCCATTATTATGAATTGGAAGAATATATTGACGATGATAATTTTTACAGATATTCTTATTCTTTTTTTGATGGAGAATTATCAAATGGTCAAAAGAGAGAGAACCATTGTGTAGTATTTGGATATGCCCCATTGTATAATAGTGCAATTAAATTAGAGGATAGAAGTGTTTATTGGAAATTTAAAAAACATATTAATTATAAACTTTTTGTTTTTACGGCTATCAAAGATATAAAAAAGGATGAAGAACTTTTACAATGGTATCCTGATGCATTGGATATTGAGGAATAAATGTATATTGACCACCACAAAAAGATAGTTTTTATTCATATACCACGAACAGGAGGTACGACTATAAAAGATGCGTTAGGTTTAAATGATATGATGTATAAAAAGGAGTTGTATCATATGAGTGCAGTTGATATTCCTGATGTATGTAAAGATTATTTTAAGTTTTCATTTGTAAGAAATCCTTGGGATAGATTTGTATCTTTATATTTTTATAATAAATCGGATTGGTATCAACATACATTTCCAAATAAGGATGAATCTAAAATAGCAAAAAAATATGAGTTTAAAGAATGGTTGAATTTTTATCCTAAAATAGAGAATGTTTTATATTTATATAAGGATGTTCAACAAGTAAATTATAGATTAGATTTAGTAGATTTTGTGGGTAGATATGAAAATCTACAAAAGGATTTTGATATTCATTTTGGTGGACAAACACTTGAAGTAATAAATAAAACAAAACATAAATTTTATACTTATTATTATGATGAAGAAAGTATAAATGAAGTGTATACTTTATGTAAAGATGATATTGAAGTATTTAAATACGAATATGGGAAATAATATATGAAATTAAATTATTTTAGTTTTAATAATTATAGTAGTTCTATTGTAACTCAGTCTTTACAGGCTGCAGCCCCATTTTTAACAGGGAGTAATGCTAAATATTGGGCAGGAAAGGGTAATAATTATGGAGTAATCGCTGGATATGATTGGGTCCCTTCAAGTGGATCATTAAAGTTAGTAGAATTTAATACAAATATTCAAACTCCACCAGAACCTAATTTTTTAGATAATGCCGTTACTTGGTGGAAGGCAAATAATTATGATACTATAGTTTTGGTTACACGAAACGAAGAAGGAAATGTTATGCCACCCCTGAACATAGTGGGTAATATAACAGCCAGTTTACAGAGTGATGGTCTTACATCAAGTATTTATGTTCAAGACGAGTATCCTGCTGTTGTACCAGATTTTGATGTTCCTAATACTACTTTTGTGTTACGATTTGGATTTGATTCTGCAAGTCCTATTGATTATTTAGCATCAGATAAAAGAGAATTTAGAAATTTTACAACTGGATCTGGACTTGAATCCTTGATGCCAAGAAAAATAGCAGATTTACCTACTGTATTTTCTAATGGTGTTGGTGTTCCAGATGTACTTATTAAAGATCCGACAGAGGATAATCAAACTTTAGTTATGAATTGGTTTCAGTTTTATGATATAACGGATGATAATAAAAATTATTTACTTTCTCAATCTTATTGTGAGGAGTTTATCCTACCCGATTTGAATTATAATGGGGCCTATTATTCCGAGGTAAGGAGTGTTGTGATGTTGACTCCACAAGAAAATATTTATTTACAACCACGTGGTTCAATTATAGCAGATACGAATGTTACCCAAACTCAATTGCCTTGTTATATTTTATCAGGAGATTCGGGTTCTTATGCGACTACTATTATTACACGAAGGGGTGCCATGACAGGCAGCCAAGTATTGATGTCTGATGATAGCCATACAAATATAGAAAATGTAGTTACAGGGTCGTTCTTAAAAGTCCGTAATATTAGTGGATTACCCGATGAATCGGATGGGTATGCTAACAAGTGTGGTAATTATAGGTGGAAACTTTGGGAAACTTCAAGCTTGTCAATACCATCCCAATCAAATGTTGAGGTTATTAATAACTGGTCCGATTCATTCACAGATTCATATACCGTAATAAATAGTGATAAGAAATTTGGTACATTTACAAACCTTTTGACTAGCGGAAGTGAAAATAAATGGAAATTTAAACCAACAATAGAGTTGTCGGTTGGAGATTATTTGGCAGGTGAGGACGGACAACCATTAAAGATAACAAGTGTTTCGGTTGTTTCATCTTCAACACAGGTGTTTCCTATTAGCGAACTTAATGTCGAACCCCAGGATTATTATTATGCGAATGGAGTGATAGTACATAATGCGGCGTGTGTGTCAAATTATTGGGCTACCGCTACCTACTATGTAGAATATGATGAAGTCTTTTGGCCAGCCACCTGGGGATCAGTGGGCAGATGTCATTATTATTCTAATGCAAATATGAACCAGGGCCATACACCTGGCTATACTGAATCAAAAGGTACTATTACCGGCTGCACCACTGATTCATGGTGGATCTCTAAAGGCCTGTGTGACGTAGTCTAATTTATAAGGAAAAAATGGTTACAAAAATAAAGTTATTTACATCATCAAAAATAAAAAATTGTATAGCTTGTAATAGGATTAAACAATTACTTTCTAATCAATTTATAGAATATGAAGAAATTGATGTAGTTACGAATAGAGAAGAAAGACGAAGAATGTTTAAAAAGACTCATTCATTTGTAGTTCCAATAGTAGAAATAGGAGATGACTTTTTTATTGGATTTGATAACAAAAATTCATTTTTAATTATTGAATCATTGAAAAAACATGGATTGTGGACCCAAAAAACTGTAGTTAATCTTTAACCTGATTTTAAAAAAAGTTATAAATAATAATAAAATTATTTCGTAAAGAAATATTGGAATTTGAATATGAAATATGATATATATAATAAGGAGAAGTTATAGTGAATAAAATAATAAGGTTATTGTTGATAGGAATGGTTTTAATATTATGATTATGAATGAAAAATTTCGTTGGTTTGTTATAGAAGATAATTTTTTAGATAAAGAAGAATGTGGAAGTTTAATTAAACAAATAGACGAAAATGGAATTAGAACACATGATGATACATCGGATGATGATTCTGATTTTATTCATAGAAGGGAAGTGGATCCAACTATAGAAAATGACCCATATTATCATAAAAAAAATCAATGGATAGATCATTTTCGCGAAAAAAGTTTAATAAATAGAGTTTGGAATTTATTTCAGGTGGTTAATAATAAACATTATAATTTTCAATTAGAAAAAATTTATCATGATTCGACTAATAAAGATACTATTTATATTAAGAAATATGGACCAGAATTTACATTAAAATTTCATACTGATTTTTGTTTTTCATCTTATCCACCGAAACAATCATTACAACACCCGTGTGGTTCAAATTTGAAATTAATTATGATTGTTTATCTTAATGATGACTTTGAAGGTGGGGAAACACATATAATGCATTATAAAGTTAAACCAAAAACTGGTAGAGCAGTAATTTGTCCATCTTTTGCCAGTCATGGAGTAGATAAACATTGGGGTGGAAATGATAATAGATATGCTTTAAATACTTGGGCAATAGGAAATACATTTGTATAATTAAAATAAGGAGAAGTTATAATGTACAAAATAATAAGGTTATTGATGATATTTGGAATGGTTTCAATGTTATTATCACAATCTAAAATTACAGTAAAGAATACAATAAATGGATATGCTACAGTAGGTGATAATGTGACATTTGGCCAGCCGTATTTATTTTCTTTAATAAAAAGTGATGATTGGTTTGCTACGGTTTTTGTTAATCCATCATGGAATCCAGATGGAATAGAGTTTGAAGAATTATTTTACAAACCTTATTCTGATAAGTTCACACTTGCAGTTGGTCAATTAGCAATACCACTTGGTTCGAATATTATGTATCTTGATTTTACAAGACAAGATATGTTTACTTACCAAACAAGTGAAAATGTGGGATTGATACAAATTGGTCGTGGTTTTAGTCTTTATGGTGGACTTGGAAACTTTTTTATAGAAACTTATTATGGTTCACATTTAGAAAATGAATGGGAAGGATATTCTGTTGGAAGGGTATCTTATGATATAAAAGGACAATCTATAGCATTATCGGCAGATAATAAAAATTCTCAAATTATTGATGTAGTTGGTTGGAACAAGTATATTAATTATATTGGAGAATATAGTTTAAGTCATGACTTTCAATGGATTAGAGCCGTTATAAAACCAACTGGAAAACCAACTGGTATTTCATTACTCGCAGGATATGAAACCTTTGATGGTGAAAGTAAACCATTATATGGACTTATGTGGGCTTATGATGGAGAACGCCGTTATATTTCTACAGAATTTAGTGGTGAAGGTGATATTAAAGTTAAATTAGGCTGGGGTCTTGATATGTTATATTTAGGAGGAAAAGAAGATGAATAAATTTTTAAAAGGTTTCTTGGCTATGGCAGGTGCAGTAATTGCATGGTCAAGTCTTGAGATTACAGGAAGTTACATATTTGCAGAAGGTGCAGGAACGGTAACTTTGTTATCAACAAGATTCTTATTTGCTACATTACTGTTCGGAGGAACTATTTTGTTTCAAAAATATAGAACTGGTGAGAATCTATTTCGTATAGAAAAACAAGATTATAAGTATTTTCTTGGTAATGGTATTTTCTTGTCATTACATTTACTTACATATTGGTTCGCTTGGGAATTACTTGATCCTAACTTAGCAGTAATCTATGGTATTTTCTATATGTATCCACTTGTATTGATACTTTTAGCGGTATTTTACTTTGGAGAAAAGTTTAGTAATAATAGAAAGATAGCATTAGGACTTGGAACGATTGGTGCATTATTTGCCTGTGAGTTTCTACCTTCTTTTTCAACAGAACATCTTAATACGACTGGTATACTATTAGATATTGCAGCAGTTGTTACTTGGGTTGGATATTTGTTAGTAGGACAAAATATAATGAAGAAGTATAAACCACTTACAATCGTGTTTTATGATTTTTTACAAGTGTTTGTTTATGTTTCATTGTTTCAGTTACCAACAGTTACGATTTCTGAACTTAATCCACACAATCTATTAGCTATTTTATATTTGGCAGTAGTTGCAAGTTTTATTGCATATCTATGTTATTGGACAGCAGTGAAAAATATTGGAGCTAGCAATTCAGGTATATTTGAACTCTCTACACCTATTATTGGTGTATCTCTTGCATTTTTATTTTTAACTACAGTACCAACATTGTATCAAGTTGGTGGATTGTTAATGTTAGTGGGTAGTACTTATTTAATATATAGAGAAAAGGAAGTAGTATATGACCAATGAGGAATATATACTTGATTGGTTTCAAAATCATGTATGGGCTCGACCATTAGTATCTACTGTATGTCCAGAACCTGGAATGATTGCGATTAGAGATATTCCTAAAGGAACAAGTGTTTATGATTTGTGTGACAGAAGTGTTACGGCATGGATACCTTGGGATACTATAAAAACTTTACCACAAGGAATAATTGATTGGTTTACTGCCATTCAACCGCATGTGGGTACAAAAGTGATATATCCTGATTTTAAGTGGAAGGAAGAATATGGTCCTTTATGGACATACACTAATAAGGGTATGAATTTTCAGAGTACTTGGTATTTTTCAAATCATTCTGATAATGCAAATACAGATAGTTATGCTACTGATAATCCAAGAGTGTATAAATTTATTACAAATAGAGACATTGAAAAGGGAGAAGAACTATTTGATGATTATGATTCTGATGAGTATCTTGTAAATTGGCTTGACGTAGCAAAAAGAGATGAATGATAAGTTAAAATTTAAGTGTATTGATTTTAATGATATTGCACTTGATATATATCCTTCTCTTTGGGAATATGGAAATTTAATTGATATACATTATCCTACAGTGCTAAGATTTTCATTAAAAGAAACTACTGCAGTTTTTTTTGGAAATAATAAAGTAGATATTTCATCATTTTTTAATGGGGATATAAAAGATCCGATAGTAAGAGTTTACGAGGATCCAGATAATTATGTCAATGAAGATGAGATGGCATATTGGATAGAAGGTCCTTATATTTTTAATTTTATTTTATATTTTTCACGTGATGTAAAACAATTATTTTTACAGTCTGTACGAGAATGTTGTTTTAAATTTGGGATTGAAACTTTTTGGAATGGTCGTAATGATGTATTTTTGGAAGTTGGAAATAAACGAAAAAAATTCTCTGGTTGTAGTTATGAGGTTATAAATGATTGGCATGTAACTGCTGGGGCTATAACTTATCAATTTGATTCTAAATTAGCAACTAAAGTTAGAGAATTGGATATTAATAATGTACTTAAAACTCCAAAATTTGAATCTGATACTGGAAGTGTTAGTGATGTGGTTGGTGGTTTATGGGAAGTTGATTCAACTATTGATCCGACAAAATTTAATGATGAATTTTTGAAGATACTGATGAATAAACTTGGTGGGACATTAGAAAAAAATAATCTATCTGACGAAGAAATGCAACTACTTATTAATAGAGGAAAAAAAAGATTAGAAGATGAAGAATGGCTGTTAAGAGGAAATAATGAAAACTTTATTTGATCATATCACACACATTACACAAAAACAAACAAAAGGTTATTGGGATTCTCTAAACGAAACAGAGAAGAAGCAGTGGTCTAACTATATGATACATAGATTTCTATCTATGAAGATGGAATATGTTGATGTGGTAAATGAAATTCAGAGATACAATCTCAAACCAAAAGATTTATATAAGTTATACACCAATGTTCTTCCAAAGAAGAAAGAATGGTTACGATATGTTAAAGGAAAAAAGACAATGAAATATGAAAAATGGGTAGTAGAAATAGTTGCAAAACATTACGAGTCAAGTCTTTCAGAGGCCAGAGAATACTTGGATGTATTCTATGCAACAGAGCAAAATAAAGCTAATCTTAAAACCGTACTCCAGAAATATGGAGCAGATCCAAAGGAAATCAAGAAACTAAATCTACCCTAATGACAAGAGTAAACTATGAAACTCTCGGTAAGTTCATTGAGATGGATGAAAGAGACTTAGAGTTTGAAAGGGTTACAAGTTCAATAGATGTAGTGGATATAGAATATGGTGTAGATGTCATATTCGATTATTACAGACGTCATGGATTTCCCCACTATAAAATTCGTGAAGATGAAAAACACGACCATATGAAGAAACTGAGAAAGTTTGATGTGGATACAATATTCATAGACAATCAGATAGTCCAAACTATGCATTGTCTAAGATTAGCTTGGTCATACTTTCCTTTCTTTTGGGAAATTAAATGTGGTAATTCTATGAAATCACCAATGGAAACCTTTTTAAATGATGATAAGTTTAAGGCTACCATTAAAAAGTGTTGGACTTGGGAACAGAAACATTATAAAGGTGAAAATCCAAATTCTACAAGCACCAGGTTTCATGAAAATAGATTAAGACAATCAATTAAGATTTATAGTGGAACTCAATCCGTGAGTAATTTCAGACCAACGGCAGCCAAACTAATCTACGAGAAGTTTGGTGGTGATGGAGTGATATGGGATATGTCGTGTGGTTGGGGTGGTCGCCTATTGGGGTTTCTCGCATCATCTAATACCCGACACTACATAGGAACTGAACCATCCACAAGAGCCTATGAAGGTTTGTTAAAAATGAGCAAAGAATTCTCGTATTTAGGAAAAAAAGTTGATATATATAAACAAGGGAGTGAAGAATATCTTCCAAACAAATCATCTCTTGATTTATGTTTTACTTCACCACCTTATTTCGACACGGAAAAGTATTCCGATGAGTCCACACAAAGTTATAAAAAGTTCCCTACTGAAGATGAGTGGGTGAACGGGTTTTTGAGAAAGACTATAGAGAATTGTTATTACGGATTAAAAAAGGGTGGTTATATGTTATACAATATCGCAAATACAGCCAAGTATAAATTTATAGAAGAACAAACAGTAAAGATTTCAAAAGAGTTGGGTTTTGCCCAAGAAGATACATTACAATTAACATTATCAAGTGTGATGGGTGCAGGTTATAAATACGAACCAGTATTCGTCTTTAAAAAATAGGAGAAAGTATGTTAGAACGTGACATGGAAAAGTTATTGAAAGTACATTATGCGGATATGCCAGGATTGGATACAGAAACACAAATACTATTCAAACAGTTAGAATGGGGTATTAATTTAGGTAATAATACTATGTATCTAACTTACGAGATAGATACAGACCAATTATATTCGGTTATGACAAGGTTTGATAATTTTATCCAATATACTAAGGGAAAGAAAGATGTGACTTTAGTGATATCATCCTATGGTGGTGATGTTTATGCAATGTTAGGGACTATTGACTACTTTAATTCCCTACCAGTCAAAGTAAATACTCATTGTGTTGGAGCCTGTATGTCTGCCGCCGCAGTAATATTAGCATGTGGAACTGGTAAAAGAACAATGACTCAAAACTCAACGGTTATGGTTCACGAAGGTTCAGCGTTTGAAGTAGGTAAAACTTCAGATGTGATAAAAGGGGCCGACCACATGAAAAAATTACAAACAAATATAAATCGTATTTTAGGTAATGTTACGAAAAAAACACAAAAATTTTGGGAAGAAGTTTCCAAACAAGATACATATTTGACATCAGAAGAATGTTTAGATTATGGTATTGTGGATGAAATCACTTGACTTTTACAATAATTATTCGTAAGATCAAGTATGAGATAAGGAGATTATTATGCCGAAGGCAATAAAAGAAGCAAAAACAAAGATAAAATATGAAACACCGAGTGGTAATAAAACTAAAAAAGAAGTAAATTCT